CAACGAGCCGATGGTGGGGCGCATCCAGGTCAATTGCCTGGGGCGCACCAGCAACGAAGTTCGCCAGGTCAAGGAAGCCGTCATCGCCGCTTGCCACAAGCAAAGCGGCAGCATCGGCGGCATCACCGTCGAGGCCGTGTTGCAGGAGCCGGCCGGTCCGCGCAGTTACGACGCGCTGGTGGATACCTGCCAGCAGTCCGTCGATTTCATCGTGCATTACCTTCGCTAGGAGAACCTCATGTCCAATGCCCACGGCGTTGCCAAGCAAGTCCGCTACAAAGAAGAAAGCAGCTACGGCGTTGCACCGGGTGCAACAGGTGCCCAGCTCCTGCGCCGGACTCAATCCACCCTGGCGCTGGCCAAGGATGCCTACCAGTCCGGCGAGATCGCCGACCATCGCCAGGTCAATGATTACCGCCACGGCGTTCGCCGCGTCGCCGGCAACATCAACGGCGAACTGTCGCCGGGCACCTACAAGGACTTCATCGCCGCCGCCCTGCGTCGCGCCTTTGCCGCCGTCACCGCCATGACCGGCCTGTCGATCACGATCAGCGGCACCGGCCCCTACACAATCGCGCGGGCGTCCGGTTCGTGGCTCACCGATGGCGTCAAGGTCGGCGACGTGGTGCGCCTCACCGCCGGCAGCTTTGCCGCCGGCAACCTCAACAAGAACATTCTGGCGACGGCCGTGACGGGGCCGAACATCACCGGTATCGTGATGAACGGCAGCGCCCTGACCGCCGAAGGCCCGATCGCCAGCGCCACGCTCACCCTGCCGGGCAAGAAGACCTATGTGCCGGCCACCGGGCACACCAACAAGAGCTTCGCCATCGAGCACTATTACTCGGACATCGTCCAGTCCGAATTGCACCTGGGCTGCAAGGTCGACACCCTCGACATCAACCTGCCGCCCACCGGCCTGGCCACGCTGGCCATGGCAATGGTCGGGCAGGATGTGACCAACGACTCCGCTGCCTACTACACCAGCCCCACGGCAGCGACCACCACCGGCTTGGTCGCCGCCGTCAATGGTGTGCTGATGGTCGGCGGCGTCGCGGTCGCTATCTGCACCGGCCTGTCGCTCAAGATCGCCGGCGGCATGAGCACCGAACCGGTGATCGGCTCCAACGTGCAGCCCGAGCACGCGCCCGGCCGTGTCGTCATCGGCGGCAACTTCACCGCCTACTTCAACAGCGTCACGATGCGCGACAACTTCGTCAATGAGGACGAGATCAGCCTGATCGTCGCGCTCACCACCAGCAACGCTGCCGCTGCCGACTTCGTCACCTTCGTCCTGCCGCGCATCAAGCTCGGCAGCGCCGACAAGGATGATGGCGAAAAAAGCGTCATCGTCACGCACAGCTTCCAGGCCTTGTACAACAACGCGGGGGGTACCGGCATTTCCAGCGAGGCCACCACGCTGTCCGTGCAAGATAGCCAGGCGTGATGCCATGCTGAAGTCGTTGCTGGAAAAGACCTACCGCATGGCGAGGGCGCCGGTTCTTGAGTCATCGCTGGCGCCAACTCAGCCGGTCGACCTGGCCACCATCCGCAGCCTCGACCGCGCCGTGGTGAATCTGCGGCACCCAATCAGCGGCGAGCTGCTCGGCGCCACCGTCATCCTGGCCAGTCCGGACCATCCGGCCCGGCGCCAGGCGCGTCTCGACATCGCCCGCGCCCAGCGCGACAGGCCGGAGCCGGACCAGGACACGGCGCTCGGTCTGGTCGATGAAGCCGCCATCGAGTTCCTCTCGCGCATCCTGCTCGGCTGGACCGGCATCAAGGTCGATGGCGCCGTGGTGCCCTTCAGCGCCGCCGCTGCGCGCACGCTGCTGGCGCCGGAGCCAATGCGCTGGCTGGTCAATCAACTGCTGCACGAATCGGCGCGCGCCGAAAATTTTATCGGGACCTCCGCGCCCGGCTGATCGCCCACGCGGAGGGCGCAGCGCGGCTCAACCGTCGCCAGGGGGACGGCAAGCCGCTACGCGATCACCTCAATGCCGTCTGGAAAGCCAGCGGCAAGCGGCCCGAAGAACTTGACGTACCACCCCTGCCTGGCTCGCTGGAGCCGCTGTGGCAGATCTACTTGCAGCTCGATGCCGGTCGCGGCGACGGCGGTTTTGGCGCTGCCGCCATCGGCTGGCAAGACATTGCCGCCTGGCAACGCATCACCGGCCAGCCGCTCACCGGCTGGGAAGCAGAAAGCCTGATTCGCACCGATCGCGCCGTCCGCGTGATCCTCAACAAGGACTGACATGTCAACGGAAATTGGCAGCCTGCTGATCGACATGCGGGCCGATGTGGCACGCCTGTCGCAAGACATGAACAAGGTGCAGTCGACGGTTGACGGCGCCATGAAGAATGTGAAGACGGCCGCTGACCGTGCGACTACGGCCTTGGGCCTGATCGGCGTTGGCGTCTCGATCGCCGGCATGATCAGTGTTGTCAAAAACGCGGTCAACGCCATGGCCGCACTTGACGACATGGCGGCTGCCGCCGGTACCACCGTCGAGAATATGTCCGCGCTGGCGGATATCGCCAAAATCGGTGGGCATGAGCTTGGCACCGTGGAGGCGGTCATGATCCGGCTGGCCAAGGCGCTGGCCGGTGGCGACAACGAAGCCAAGGGCGCGGGTCATGCGCTGGCGACCCTTGGGCTCAAGGCCGAAGAGCTGCGCAACATGGATACCGCGGAGGCCATGCTCGCAGTGGCGATGGCCTTGAGCAAGTTCGAAAACGGCGCCGGCAAGACGGCGTTGATGATGGACCTGCTCGGCAAGAGCGGTGCGGCTGCCATTCCATTCTTCGAAGACCTGGCCGAAAAGGGCGCGCTGGTAGCCAAGGTAACCACCGAGCAGGCCGCCGAAGCGGAGAAGCTGCAGAAGGATTTGAATCAACTCAAGGTGGCCTCCGACGATCTGACGCGCAGCTTGGCCGTGCCGTTGGTGGGAGCGCTGGGCGAAGTCATCAAGAACTTCAAAGCCGCCCGTGAGGCCGGTTATGACTTCTTCCAATCGCTAACCGGTTTTGGTGTGCGCGGCCTCAATGAAACTGTTGGTGCAGCCAAGGCCAATTCGGGGAAGCGCATCAAGGAATTGCAGGAAGAGATCGCCAAGCACGAGCGCGACCGCGACTGGATGCGCGGGCGCGGTGACACGGTTGGTGCGCGCGGTTACGACGCCGAGATCGCCCAGGCGCAGCAGCGGATCAAGTATTACCAGGGATTGCAGCGCGCCGCGCTTGATGATCAATGGTCTGGCACGGGGCATCTTGATGCGCGTGACCTGGCCGCGCGACAAAAAGGCAGCTTGACCGGCTACGAGTCAAAAGACGACAAGGACAAAAAGAAGAAACACGAGCGGGCATTCGACCCCGAAGGAGACATGGAATTTCTGCTTGATGAGGCCAAGCGAAAGCGGCTTCGTGCCGACTTCGATGCGCGCGACAAGGAAGCCGACGACGAAGCCAAAGCCCTCGAAAAGCGCCGTCTGGCCATGGAAGCCATGGCTGAGCGACGCATGGAAGACACCCGGATCGCCACGGAAGGTGAAGAAGCCATCCGCGAAGCGATGGAAAAGACGGGCCACGCGGCTGACAAACATTTCGGCGAGATGTCAGAGTTTGCCCGCGAAGCCGCCCGCAACATTCAGGACTCGCTGGCCGACAACCTCTATGACGCGCTCCAGGGCAAGTTCGACAACATCGGCAGCCGCTTCAAAAGCATGCTCGACCGCATGGTGGCCAACGCCATGGCGGCCCGTCTGTCGGATGCCATGTTCGGCGACTTCGGCAAGAGCGGCAACCTGGGCGGGATTGCCGGCGAGTTGCTTAAGGGCTTGCGCGGCGGCGAAACCGGGGGGGCGGTCGGCGCTGAATGGGACTTCGGTGTCGATCAAACACCCGGAGTGACCCCGGCCTTCGCTGGGGGCGGAGACCATGCGGGCGGCTGGCGAAAAGTCGGTGAAAACGGCCCCGAGCTGGAGGCGACCGGCCCCTCCCGCATTTTCAGTGCCGACCAGACGCGCGACATTCTTTCGGGGGCCAGCGGAGGTGGTAACGTCACCGTCAACGTCATCGAATCCCCCTCGCAAGGCGGGCAGGTGCGCCAGCGCAATGATGGTGGGCAGCAGGTCATCGATGTCATGGTGGCCAAGGTCAAGTCTGACTTGGTCAATGACATCCGAAGCGAAGGCTCCTTTGCGCGCGCGGCGCAGGGAACGTGGGGCCTTAACCGTGCCGCGGGGGCCATGTAATGGCCTATCCCGCCACCCTGCCGCGCCCGACGATCGACGGCTATGGCCTGGAGCCGATCGATCCGGTGTTGCGCACGCAGTTCGAGGCCGGCAACAGCCGGTCGCGGCGGCGCTTCCAATCGACGCCGACGATCATCCCGGTGCGCTGGGTGTACACGCTCGCCGAAATGGCGGTGTTCGAGTCCTGGCACAAGTACGGCATTTCGGACGG